GGTTGATCTACCTGAGATCGGGCCCACCAAACGAGGTCTTGTCGTCAACCACAGGGATATCCCGCGTGTCCTTCGCAGACCTGTTGTGGCGGCGTCGTTGGGCTTTCATTATCTTGGGGCTTGTTTTCCGCACGCAGATCCTAAAGACCCTGTCGTTATTGAAAGCAGTGTTCGGAAGAGGATCGCAACTCAGCCTCCTGTCCCACACGCTGGAACATTGGGTAGATTACAACAGTTTGTTGTTCGTTGGCTTGAGGACAATCTACCGCGTTTTGATGCTGCTCTCACATTTGGTTTTGAAGAGTGGTTATCTGGTACTCATTATTCTAGAGCGAGGCGTGATCAGCTTAGATGTGTTTACCAGAAGTTTAGTGACGCAGGTGGGCTCTTGAGTGATAGAGCCAAGAATGTAAATTGCTTTATCAAGGATGAGGGTTACCCAAAGTACAAACACGCGAGAGGTATTTACGCGCGTGAGGATGAGTTTAAGGTACTTGTGGGTCCAGTCATAAAAGCAATTGAGAATGTTGTGTACAGTAATGGTAGTTTCATCAAGCATGTACCAGTAGATGTTAGGCCACAGTATATAATGAAGAAGCTCCAACGACCTGGAGCTGTGTATCTAGCTACAGATTACACTGCCTTTGAGAGCCACTTCACACCGGAGATGATGCGCGCTGTAGAATTTCAGCTTTATGACCACATTGCTGCGAACAATGTTGAGGCTCAACGCATACTCGGTGTTTTCAAGGAAGTCATCTCGGGAGTGAATAGGTGTAAGTTTGGTAAGAAGTTTGAGGCTAGGATTAGAGCTTGTAGGATGAGTGGCGAGATGAATACATCCTTGGGCAATGGTTTCTCGAATTACATGTTTTTCTTGTTCTGCATGAGCGAGCTTGGTATCCCAGAAGGGAGTTACGACTGTGTGATTGAAGGTGATGATTGTTTAGCTTACGTCATTTTGCCACCGCACGTCACAATCCAGATGATTCAGGATAAGTTCACATCTATAGGATTGAATATCAAGATGGAAGTGCATGATCGTATTGGTGACGCTTCATTTTGTGGTCTTGTGTTTGATGAGGAAGTCATGCATAATGTTGTTGACCCAGTGAAGCAGGTCTTGAATGTAGGGTGGATAGGTGAACGGTTTAAGCAGTCAAGTGCGAAGACGAGGTTGAAGTTGCTACGTGGCAAGGCCATTAGCTTATTGTGTTCGGCCCGAGGGTGTCCGATTGTGCAGCCCCTGGCTATGAAGATCTTGTATCTCACGCGAGGTATGGCTCACAAGAAGATTGAATCTTGGGCTACGAAACACACTGTCAACAAGTCTTTGGAACCTGTTCCTATTGCACCCGGTTCGAGACTAGTGATGGAGAGAGTCTTTGGCATTAGTGTTGAAGACCAGTGGGCGATTGAGAGGGAAATCAGCGACCTAAAGCAGCTGGATTCTTTTCGATTGCCCATGTTGGAGGCTTACATAGGACTGGACTGTTTCCATTATTACGATCATTATGTACGCTCAGAGGACATGGGCTGGGATTTAGCCATAGCATTGCCCCATCATAAGTATTTGTAGTAGACACAGGTACTTAGCAGTAATTTTCTTTCACTTGAACATAACAGGGAGTGCCCGTATGCCAGGTAGAAGCAAGAGTAGAGGTCGTTCACGTTCGCGCGCCCCGCGACGTGTAGAAGTTAAGGTTGAGAAGATGAAAGGTGACTACGAGGTAGATCGTAAGCGTCGAGCATCTAAACCGCGCGCTAGGGTTAGGCCCCAGCAGCGCATGAGAACCACCGGGAGGGGCGGTGGTAGACTGTCGTCCTATGGTAGGACAATAGGGAACGCCATTGCACCTGGGATAGGTGGCCAAATTGGCGGTTTCCTAGGAGGATTGGCGTCTAGAATCACAGGTATGGGTGATTACAAGGTCTCGTCCAACACGCTGATGTCTTCGGGGCCCGTACCTAACTTTGGCACAAATGAGATTCGAGTTACGAATAGAGAGTTCTTGGGAAACGTCACAGGTTCGGAAACCTTCACATCCACAATATATTCAATTAACCCTGGATTGTCGGCTACGTTTCCGTGGTTATCACAGATTGCGGCGAACTACGAGCAGTATAAGATTAATGGTATGATATTCCAATTTGTCACCACTTCTGGTACTGCTGTTTCTTCCACCAATACGGCTTTGGGTCAAGTCATGTTCGCCACAACCTATGATCCAATTGACTCTCCTTTCACGAACACAACACAAATGCTCACTACACTTTTCTCCAATTATGGAGTTCCACATACGGATTTGGTGCACGCCATTGAGTGCGACGTGAAGCAGAGGCCCACACAGGTCCTTTACGTCCGCAATGAGGCTGTGCCAGCAGGTTCAGACCCGCGATTTTACGATTTGGGAATAACAACCATAGCAACCACGGGGATGCAGGCTGCTGCCCAGATTGGAGGATTGTGGGTTTCTTATGATGTCACATTCATGAAACCTGTGATCAGAGATGCTTCGGCTACCACACCAGGTGCCGCGGCTTACTCTGTTCTATCTGGTGGAAATCCATTCACTTCACCCGTCACTTATGGCGACCCTAGTTTGCCATTGACAGTGTTGAGTGCTACCACTAGCTTACTATCATTCCAATGTCAGCAGCTAGTTTTGGGAGATTATGTGTTATGTACTGCAGATTGCACTCCCGGTGCTATCACTTGGACTGCTGATCCTGAGTATATTGCAACCACAAATTGCAATGTTGTGTATCGCCAGTTTTGCAATGCCTCGGGTGGTGTTGCTACCTCGATCTGCATTTATAAGGTGGTCTCCAGAACACCCACAGCGGATTTTGCCATTACGGCTGCCTACACTGGCACGCCTACTGGCACCACTTTGCGCATGTTCTTCACTCCGGTTTCACCCACGGCAGTGGCTCAGTTGGTGTCCTACCCTGTACCAGGGCCTTTAGTGCCTCAGGATAGGAAATACCCAGATGAAGAAGAGGATGAAGACGTGTATCATGATGACGTGCCGAAGGTCTTTCCCAAGATCCCGGTTACGTCTGGCGCTGCCGCGCCTTCCACACCTTCTGTTGCTGCTTCGGCGGCTCCTGGTCCGGTGCTACGAGAGAGAGCATCGATCATTAAGAAGAAGGTTGTATAGACTTGTTTCTCTCTCACCTCAGGGGGGCGTCGTACTCCTGTTGTAATTCTTATTGCGGTCC